GATGTGAGTGTTGGGGATATGATAGAAATCTAGGAGACGGAGCATGGAAACTTGGATTACACAAATAATGGTTCTTACCATGTCTGTAATTTTTTCCCTCGCATCTCTATATATGATTTATGTATCCAAACCAAAGGTAAAATGGATTTATATAAGTTTCTTTTTGGGACATTTTGGCGGAGTAATATTTTATTGCGCCATCTTGTGTTTTGATGCCACAGGTCACAATTTGTCATCAATTCTTCGATTATTTCAAACAATGTCGTTTGGAACATGGCTTCTGAGTGCCGCGTTTTCTAAGGCAATGTCCAGAGTTAAGGAAAAAAATCTAAAAACAAGGATGGACAAATGCCTATTGAAATTATCACAGTATTCATCACAGTCGGATTAAATGGTGCATTTTGGTTTCTTCAACGGCATCTCAATAAAAGAAAAGAAAGTGCCGAGATAGAGAAAACCGAGGCCGATACCGATAACGTAGATTCTGAAACAATACAGAATCTAGTCGAGGGCATGGGCAAGCTAGATGCCTTATATGAAAATCAACTAACTAAGAATGCTCTTTTTGCAGAAAAGAATGCTCGTTTACATAAAAAAGTGGTTGAATTAGAAAGGTCATATAAAGAAATTGTTGAACAGAATAGGCTACTTATAAAAGAAAATGCGGAAATGAATATAACTCTAAGAGAACTCAAAAGAGAAAACGAATCATTGAGACGCCTGATTATAAGTGATAAAATTGAAAAAGCGGACAGCGGTAAGGATATAAAAGAATAATTTTATACAAAACAGTTTATGCAATATTTTATTAAAAATGGAGATTCTGAATAATGAGAAAAATCGTAGTAGATTTTCCTAAGTTGGGAAAAACTGAGTTTAGCATTCAGGGTAAAACGGTGCGCGTGTATAAGTATATTTCTCTAGAAAATCAGAGAATTCTTATATCCAACTACCTAGAAATCTATTTTGACTTGGATAGCGAAGGTCTTTTGGCCGGAGCCACTTCTAATCGATTTGCCGCAGATGTAATGTGGGATATTGTCTTGCTAGATATTATGACCAATGTCAAAATCGACTCAAAACAGATTCATATGGATGAACTATATGCATCCGGATTTATGTCTAAGATTACGGATAAAATCTCCAATTATTCAGAAGTTGTTAAGAAAAGAGAAGAGATTTTAGAAGACGTTATTAGAGAGCAAAATTCTATTTCTACCCTTCTTACAAACCTTATTTCGGACATTAGCGCCCTCGATTTTGATGCTTTGAACAATCTTAAAGATAACGTTGTTAAAGTTCAAGAAGATATCAGCAATTCGGCCATATCATCCCTTATGGACGAGGCGAAAGACGTACTTTCCGATGAAGAGTCGTAGAAGAAAAATTTGTCCGGAGTGCAAGACTAGGCTCAAGCAGATAACTCGGGGGAATAAAAAAATGGTGCAATGTCCAAGATGTTTATTTTCTGAGCAATTTGCAAAAACAAAGGGTTTTAGAGAGGGGAAAACGGATAGGAGCGAAGAATGGTAGATAGAGTAAGAAACGCTAGTGATTTGGATAGAGTTGTTGAAAAGGCTACTCGCTCGTTGATGGAGGATTTATCCGAAGAAGTTCTAGCTCTTTTTACCGATAAGTATGTTAGACGATATGCGTATGTATATGGGCCTACTAAATACCATAACCCCAGAGGGCAGGAATTCCTCAATGCTTGGGAATGGACGGAAATTCAACAGTTGGCCGATACCCTTGTTACAACAATGTGGAATAACCCAGTACTGATGACTCCGGGCGTAAGAGACGGTCGTTTTATTCACTCTAGTTATAGCGGTTCATGGCCGGAGGATACAAGGGACATGCTTCCAGAGTACTTAGATGGTCAACCCATATCGTCAATAATACATCCGGGAGATAGGGCAGGAGGATATTGGTCAAAATTCATAAAAGAAATATATAACTCTGGAAAATTGAAAAGAATCATAAATAAACATGCTAAGAGATATGGTTTTGTTGAAGCAACTATGTCTCATTTATAAGGAGAAAAATTATGGAAGCTTTAAAAGTTTGGTTTGCTGAGTTCTTTGTTAAAGTATTTGGACTGCTTAAAAGTCGTAAATTCTGGGTGCTTGTTCTGGCTGTAATCGGTGTTGCTCAGGGCGTAGCTCTAGGTGTTATAGATTATTTCGAGGCGGCAAAACTACTGGTTGCGGCTGGTGCGGCATATATGGGCGCTACCGGTATCGAAGACGGTCTTAATGGTTTAAGAGGATAACGCAACAACTGTACGAATTATAGATAGGACGGGAAAATTTTCCCGTCCTATTTTTTTTGAAAGGAAAATTGATGAGTAGAATATTGATGGCTATAGACCCGTCATTGAGTTGCACTGGGGTAGCGATATTCGATACAAGCGATAGTGATGTCTGGCCTCCGAAATTAATTTCGACGTACAGCATAGAAACAAAAAGTCCGAAAAATATGTCTCGGGCAAGGAAACTTTCGATTATTGCGAAAAGATTTAGAGAATTAAAAGATGAATATAAACCAGATGTAATGGTATATGAATCCGGATTTTCTCGTTTTGTTAAAAGCACACAAGCACTTTATCAAGTCCAGGGGGTAATGCTTTTAATATTCAACGAAATAGAAACATTGTCATACGCTCCTAGTTCAGTAAAAAAGACTATTTGCGGGAAAGGAAATGTTAAGAAAGATTTTGTTAGAGAAGCTGTGGAAGAAATATATCCCAAAGAAGAATTTGCGAATAATGACGAAACAGATGCAGTAGCAGTGGGAATTCATTATCTTAGTCAAAAGGAAGCAGAGTAATGTCTAGAAAAACTTTTCGAAAGATTATTACAGGCGAACAGACCGATAAAAAAATTCATGGTAACAATAAAAAATTATCAAAGCAGTTCTTGAGAGACAAAGGCAGGTCAGTATCTGAATTGACAGTTAGGAACTATGAATCAGATTTACGGATATTCTTTACATGGAACCTTCTTCATAATAAAAATAAATTCTTTATAGAAATAGAGAGAATAGAATTCTCGGATTTCTTTGCATATGCATCAGATGAATTGATGTGGGGTAGCTCGAGAATGAATAGAATGCGAAGTTGCTTAAGTTCTTTTTCTCAGTTTATTGTAAAATTCTTTTATAAAGAATATCCTAACTTCAGAAATGTTATATTAGAAATAATTGAATCTGTACCCAAAGAAATTCGAAGAGAGAAAACTGTATTATCAGATGAAGACGTAGATAAATTATTATATCATCTAAAGGGATATGATTCCCAAATGGCGTGCTTTGTTGCTCTCGCGGTAGCTAGTGGTGCGCGAGTTTCTGAGCTATTACGTTTTACAGTATCTACTATAGATGATGCTGACAAAGCTTTTGACGGACTCTTTCTTCATACATCTACCCCTATTAAATCAAAGGGACGGGGAAAAGCGGGAACAATGATTAGGAAATATATTCTCAGAGATATTTTTATTCCACATTTTGAAAATTGGAAAAAATATAGAGAAACTATTCTCGAGTCCAAGAATATTGAACATGACTTTTTATTTATAAAAAAGAACGGAGAACCCGCAACTGACGGAACAATGAGGGGATGGGTAAAGCACTTCTCAGAATATTTGGGACTAAGTGTTTATCCTCACAGCTTTCGACATCGATGCACTACTTATCTTAGAGAACGGGGAATACCGAAAGACCTTGTACAACACCTTTTAGGGTGGAAATCAGCCGAAATGGTGGATATTTATGACGACCGAGATATCGAAGATATGGAATGGAAAGAATTAGATAATTTGAAATAATAAAAGATTAGTTTTATATAAATGTGAAAGGAGGACTTTATGGCAAATCCTGGAACAAGATATCAACTATTAATGCAAGCAAAGCTTGATGGTTCGAAATCCTTAGACAAAGACCTGTTAGAGAAAATACAGAGTCTTAAGGCAAAGGGTTTGACTGATATAAAGATTAGAACCACGTTTGACGAAACCGGATTAAAACGGTTTAGCGCGACAGGAAAAGATGCTTTCGGAAGCGTCACTAGAGAAACCGGGAAATATAATAAGAAATTAGATGGAACTATTGATACAACAACGACCTTAACAGAGGTTACTAATAAGTCGGCCAAGTCTACTAATTTCTTCACAAAAGGACTTCTTTCTGCCGCGGCTGAGGCCGCTAAATACGCGTTAGGTCTAGGACTTATTTATAAAGCAATGGCCCAGATTGGAGAGGGCGTCCAATTTATAAAAGACCTTGACAAAGAGATGCGTAATATCCAGATTGTTGCTGGATATACCGATTCTCAAATAGGCGAACTTGCTGTAACTTATAGCGAACTGGCTCAACAGATGGGCGCAACAACGTTAGAGGTAGCATCTGGTTCGTTGGAATGGATAAGACAGGGTAAGACAATTGAAGAGACTAATAAACTGCTTCAATCTACTCTTATGTTATCCAAACTAGGTAACGTAGAGGCCGCGGAAGCAACCGAATATCTTACCAGCGTGTTGAACGGATTCAAACTAGAGGCCACGGAAGCAGAAGGAGTGGTTAGTAAACTAGTTGCGGTAGATAATGCCGCGGCAACTAGTGTAAAAGAACTGGCAACCGCTCTTCAAGCAGGAAGTGTTTCTGCTCAAAAAGCTGGTGTAGACTTAGACGAACTAATCGCATACGTGGGAACTGTATCATCCGTAACGAGACAGTCCAGTTCTAGGATAGGCACTGCCTTAATTTTTTGAATTTCTGGAGGCAGTTGAGGAATAATACATAATCCTCATGGAAAAATCTTTTCTGAAGTTTTGTTTGGCCCATTCCAAACAAGACAACTCGAAAACCTCAATGACTTTGAGACAACGAATTAGAAAAAACACAATTATTAAAAAATGTATAAATACACAAGGAGAGCCTTTATGGGAAAAAAGGTATTCAAAAAAACTTGTAAAGAATGTGGAAATACTTTTGACGCTAGAAATGTAAAAAAAATTTATTGCACTGGTGCATGTAAATCTAGGGCATGGAGAAAAAGAAATATTAAAGATTATCGTCATAAATGCCTTGAATGTGAAAGGGATTTTATATCCAACGAGAAATATACGAAGTTTTGTTCATTTTCCTGTGCGGGAAAACATAAAAATAAAATAGGAATAGGAAAAGAAGGATTTTGTAGAAATTGCGAAACAAAATTTTCTAAAAAACATTCGAAACATTATTTTTGTTCAAATAAATGTAAGGGCGCATATGGTCATACTCATGCGAAAAAGGAAACTATAAAATGCTCTTATTGCGAGAAAAGTTTTGAAAGAAGTGTTTGGCAACATCGAGGAGAAAATTCATTTTGTTCCAAAAAATGCGAATCAAAATTTGTTATAAAGAAAAATGAAGATTCCAGAATATGTAAAGAATGTGGAAAAACGTTCTTATGTAAGAAAAGCGATAAGCTCATTCTTTGTTCTATGAAATGTCAAGGGAAATGGCAGTCCGAAAATAGACGAGGGAAAAATTCTCCAAATTATAAGCACTCTTATCCAGAATCCAAAAGAAATAGACGATGTAAACAATGCAAAAAAGTAATTCGGGCTAAACCGTATCAGGATAAAACTAAAAAATATTGTTCTAAAAAATGTCTTTTAAAAAGTCAATCAAATACAATGACTCTTCCTCATAGAATTACTGTGGATATACTAAGAAAAAATAGAATTTGGTATAGAACAGAATATCCATCGGGAAAATATTTATTAGATTGTTACTTGGGAAAGGGACTGTCCATTGAGATACAAGGGGGATATTGGCATGGAGATGTTAGACTTTACCCAGAGCCAATAAATAAGATACAAGAAAAGGCTGATAAGAAAGATAAAAAGAAAAAGTTATTCCTTGAAAGAAATGGTATTACTGTTCTGTACATATGGGAAAAAGATATTGAAGAATTTCCTGAAATGTGTGAGAAACTAATACTGAGATTTGTTGAGAGAAATGGGAAGCTCTTGAACTATCATTCGATGAATTATAAAATCGATAGAGGGAAACTAGTGTTGAATAGGGAACGAATTGTTCCTAGATTTGAAAAATAATAATTGTGTTTTACTAAAAACGACTGAGCGAAAAGAATTCTCGTAAGAGAATATGCAACAGTCTGAACTGCGACTATAAAAAGTCAGAGAGTTATGAAATCGCAGAGGATGGGTCGAATGTATAAAGACATTCTAGGAAGTACCTGTCCCGCCTTGAATAAGAAAACAAGGTCATAAAAGAAACACCAAGTAACAGAAAAGCAGGACAATGTTCGCTAGGTTCCAAGATATTAAACATGGAGCCATAGACGATACAGGAATGAGCCTCAACAATGTTGAGGCGGCATTGAATAGAGTTACGCTTGCATCTGGTGAAAATATGTCGATAGTTAATCGACATACTGGAGAATTTAGAGATTTCTCAGATGTATTAAAAGAGCTATACACAGTATGGGATGACCTTACTGAAATTGAACAAGCTAATATATCTAAGGCAATGGCCGGTGTACGTCAGAGAGAAATCTTCCTGACATTAATGGAAAATGAAGAGATGATATTGGGCTTACTCAGTGAGTCACGCGATTCAGACGGACTAGCGGCTGAACGATATGCTATATATTTAGAAGGTGTAGAATCTGCTCAAAACAAAGCCCGAGCATCTTGGGAAGAAATGTGGCAGACCACTATTGATAGCAGTTTAGTAACGGCATTCTATGATGCGTCTGCTGGAGCAAGCGAGTTTATTACTCAGTTGGGTGGACTAACGGATGCTCTCAGCTTGTTATTCGCATTGCTTGCAGGAGGAGCTTTCGCGGCCGGGGGACTAAATACTTTCATATCCGCTAATCCTTGGGTAGCGATTGTTACAGCTATAAGCGCGGCTACTCTAGCAATTGTAGATTTTGTTACCGAATTAAACGCTCACGAGGAAGAAGCGGGTAGGGTAGTTGGCGAACTTGTACGAAAAACAGCAGAAGAGTCTGACAACTTTGACGATGTTGTAACAGAGTATGTTAATTCGCTTGACAGAATAAAGCAGGCTTATGAGGATGCTCCTGCTTGGGCAAAGCCGTTTATAAATCAGCAAGACATATTAGACAATGCTCTTAAGGAAATGTTACCTCTCATTGCCAAGAATTCAGGGTCATGGGAAGAATGGATTTCGAATCTATCGAAGGTTGCTAAAGCCACCGGCTACGCGGTTGACCAAAATGGAAAACTAACCTATGAGATGAATGTCCATGGGGAAACCATTACAATGCAGGCGGAAGGATTTAAGCTTCTTGATAGAACAATGTTTTCTCTCAATGAAGAGTTAGACGAGTATATTTATCGTCAAAAGCTATTGAGGGAGATTGCTGGTGAGAATATCACCAGAATGTCAGAGTTTAATGAAGTATTCGAAAAGCTCTTAGAAATGACCTCGGGAGAGGGTGCGGGAGATGTCGGGATAGATAATCTGGTTCAGGGCTTTAGTGACCTGAATAGAATGTTCCGAGAAGGCGTTCTGGCTCCCGATGAATATTTCGAACAAATAGAACAACAGTTAGACATTCTCGACATGACGGATGTCTTTAGAAATAACGATGAGGCCGCAAGCCTATTCTTTACCGGACTTGTAGAAGGTTCAACAGAAAGCTTGGGCCACATAAATGAATTATGGCAGAGCGGAGAACTAAGCTTTAGCCAATATACGGATTCTCTTTCTGAACTGGGAGATGTATTTATTCGTATCGGTGAGATATCTGAGACCTTTCTTGGGACGGATAATGTTGTAAGTCAGGCCATATCCAATATTACAGATGGCGTGAACTCTCTTCGAGAAGCGCAAGAAATGAATGTAATTGTCCAAGATACAATGCGACAGGTTACAGAAGAAGGCTTAGAGTTTGGAACAAGGGCATATAATGAGCAAATGGAGCTTGTGGCTCATGCCATGGAAGCCAGCGGAATCATGTATACCGAGGCGAACGGGAATGCTCTTAGAAGTGCAAATGATATTCTAGGATATCTTACTCGGGTAGATGGAAGTTTCCAGATTTTAGCTAATCAAAGTGCTAATACTACCGGACAAATGATAGAGGCTGTTGTAAACGGCGCTGGTAGTATGATAGTTCGTTTAGCAGATATGATTGATAGTTTTAATGCGTCAATCAATTTTGTTCCGATATTAGACATGGGTACTATCAATATACTAGGTGCGAACCTACCATGGCCTAATAGATTATCAATCGAGGTCGGAGCAGACATATCCGTATCCAGACCTACTATTGGTTCTGGGTGGGGAGGATTAAGCGAATACGGAAATCAAAAGGCCAAAAGCTTAACCGACATGCTTAGAGATGTTGGAAGTAATTTCGAGACATTCCAAAGGGACTTTGGGGCGGGAGACTATGGCGAAGGGGTTTTTGGAGAACCAAGAACCTTTAAAAGTGCGGCGCAAGAGGCCGAGAACTACGCAGATACTCTCGGAAGTTTAACTCATACGTACAATGAAGCGAAACAGGCCGCAATAGATGCTGAGAAAGAAAAAGAAAAGGCATCCAAAGCAGGAGCGGCCGCCGCGAAGAAAGCCGCGGACGAGGCTGAAAAGGCATTCAAAGCACAGCAAGACGCTGAGAAAGATGCCCTTAAAGAAAAGCTTCGGGCCTATAAAGCAGTAATCGATACTCGAAAAGAACTTCTCAAAACAATGCAGGATGAGTTGGACTATCAGAGAAAACTCTCTGCGAAGCAGTCCGATTTATCAAGATTACAGGCCGAAATTGAAGAAATTCGACTAGACGATTCCGAGGAAGCCGCCGCAAGACGGAGAGCTTTAGAAGAAGAGGTTGCCGAGGTTACTTTAGATATTGCTGAGGCACAGGCTGACAGAAGAATAGATATTCAAGAGGCCGCTCTAGATGCCGAATATCAGAACTATAAAAGATATATCGAATCTAAAATAGCAAATATAGACGCTATAGGGACAGGTACAAGAGTTTCTATGCCGAGTTATCATACGGGCGGAATAGTCGATGGAAAAGGTAGTAATGAGGTTGTAGCTAAATTACTATCCGGAGAACTTGTCACCACTCAATCACAAATGGAAAGCTTTATAAACACGCTACTACCATCCATGTTAGGAACAAGTGCAGAGATGTACGGGGGAGATGGTATGATTATAGAAAATTTGATGCCTATAACCGTTACAGGAAATCTAGATTCTACTGTTTTACCAGAAATAAATCGAATTGCCGACCGCGTAGTAGAAAGACTAAATCAAAATATGCAACGGCGAGGACTGACTAGAAATGCAAATGCGTTTCTTACGTAAATTATATAATAAAAGGGACATTTTATATAGGAAATGTCTCTTTTATGTCAAAAAAGGAGGCGAAGAATGTCATTTTTCTCAAAAGATTTTGTATTCGACGGCATTCCAAGTGCCGCACACAACCTTTTCATAACGAATCTTGGAGAAGGGGAAGCTTATATGTCCAGCGGGAATAGCGTGGACATTCTTACAGAGCCGATATTCCGGAGAGCAAAGCCCTATTTTTATGGGGTTACTCAGGGAAGAAATGTTCTGTCGTTCAACTGTGCTATTACTAGTCCAGATGAAATAACGGCAGAAAATAGTGGAATAATCCAGAGATGGTTATTTGGACATTTAGAATATAAAAAACTTCAAATACTTCAAGAAGACTTGCAAATGTCTTATTTTAACTGTTTTCTAAATAATCCTCGGACGCTTCGAGTAGGAAATAAAATTCATGGATATGAATTTACCGTTGTTTGCGATGCTCCTTGGGGGTGGGAGTTTGAAAAGACTCTTACTAAATCTTATACAATTGAACTGGCGTCGGAAACCTATGATTTCAGGAATAAATCTGATGATAATGATTATCTGTACCCTTCTCTTGTTGTAACCTTTAATATTTTTGGAGGGGATTTAACTCTCACAAATAATTCTGATAATTCTAGAGCATTCACCCTAACGGGTTTTAGTCCTAGTGAAGTTGTCACAATCGATAATGATAGGGGAATTATTTCATCAGACAGTGGTCTTTTGGTAATGTCAAAATTTAATAAAAACTGGTTCAGATTAATAAGAGGGACGAATAATATAACTTTATTAGGAAATGTTTCTTCCGTAGACATGACATACAGTTTCGCAAGAAAGGTGGCGTAATATTATGGTAACACAATTATACGACATCTTCAACAGACAAGAAAAACCTGAAGTAACACTTTGCAACCCGAATAAAGATGAGCTTTACTCAATGAAAGCGGCATCCTCATTCATAGTGAAAAGACGATATAATGCGACATCCGAAATAGAAATGACTATCCCTAAAGAGGTTGATGGTGTAACAGTACCCGGATTTGAGTATGTATCGCAGAAAAGGTTACTTAAGGTAGATGATACGGACATAGGATATTTTGTTATCAGCGATGTTTCTATAGATGATTCGGGAGCAGTTCCCGTAAAAAACGTTAGAGGGCTATCTTTAGAATTCTCTATGATGGCTAAGAAACTATCTGCGTTTGGTGGAACCATGGCTATATACGATGTTCTTGACCCTGATAACAGCTTGCTAGGAAGGATGCTGGCATATATTCCTGCTTGGTCGATAGGAACAATAGATTCTACTCTCCTGACAAAGTTTCGAACTTTTGATGTCGCTGATACTAATATATACAACTTTTTGATGACCGAGGCGTCTGATGCTTACGGCTGTGTATTTACTTTTGACACAGTGAACAATGAGATTTCTGCAACTGCCATTGAGAATGTATCTAGTCCTACAGATGTTTATTTTTCTCATGACAACGTCATAGAGAACTCGGAACTTGACGAAGTGGCCGATGAGCTAACAACTGCTCTATATGTATATGGAGGAGGAGACCTTGACATTAGAACTGTCAATCCTCTAGGTACAAATGTTATATATAACTTCTCTTATTATCAGACAACGGACTGGATGACACAAGATTTAATAGATGCTATTACAGACTGGGAGGCATTAATCTTAGCCAACCAAGCTACATATGCATCTACCTTGACATCTCTTAAGTCATCTTTAGCTAACCTAGTGGTATTAGAGGGAGAGTTAGTAGACCTCAATAGCGAGTATTTGGCTCTAGAGGCGACTCAGAGAGCGAGAATTGAATCTGGACAAAGTCTTACTGATATAAACATACTATTGGCCGCGAAACAGGTTGAGATAGATTCTAAAGAAAATGAAATCACTAATGAGAATACTACTATAACAAACCTGAGGTCAACTCTTGAAGGGATAAATACAACGCTCTCTTTCGAGTCTAACTTTACATCGGTTCAAATAGAAGAGCTATCCTATTTTACTTTTGAGAACACATATCAGAACGAGAATTTAGTACAATTAGACAGCATGGATGCTGATGAAGTCCAAGATTTAGCTCAAACGCTTTACGACCAAGGCGTTATTGTTTTAGCTCGAATATCTCAGCCAAGATATGAGTATTCAATGGATACCGCATCTGTATTAGCACTGAAAGAGTATGAGACTTTTACAGACCAACTAGAACTAGGTTCAACTGTCTATGTGGAGAAGGATGATGGTAGCACTCTTACTCTTGTACTATTAGAAATGTCATATGATTATGAGAATCCGCAGGGCTTTTCAATGACCTTTAGTAACAGATTACGACTTGATAACGGGGACTTTGTCTTTTCAGATTTATTCGGTCAACCTGTTAAAACAGGAACTACGGTCAAGTTTGATAAATTGAAATGGGCTAACTGGGCATCTACATATAAAAATGATGTAACAAGCTTTATAACAAGTAGTCTTGATGCATCTACTAATAATCTTATTAATGCTTCTGATGAAGAAATTAAGATTTATGACAATGGTCTGAGAGGTAAGCACTGGGATAGTGTTTCAGAAACCTATGATTCCAGAGAAGTATGGTTAACATCGAATATGCTGGCTTTTACAAACGATTCCTGGGCTACGGCAGAAATGGCTATTGGAGAAATTGATTTCAATGGCACTCCCTTATACGGTGTTGTTGATTCTTTTGTAACTAACAGGCTTATGAAATCGGGAGTAGACAATGATAATATCTAAGTCCGTCGAAGTGGGAATAGGAGGAAGGAACTGGAAACATTATGAGAATCTAGGATATGATTTAAAAAGAGGGGAGAAAATTCTAGTCCCTATAGCCCATTTAACATTGGGAAGTAATGCCGTGTTAGATATAATATGTGATTATTGCGGGAAGTCCTTGAAGCGGCCCTATAAAGATATTATGATTCAGAGATATATTATAAGAAAAGAATCGTGTGTAAATTGTTCTCCTATAAAAACTAAAGAATCTAATATGATTACGTATGGGGTTTCTAATGTAATGCTAGTTCCGGAACACCGCAAATCTCATAGCAAAACGCTTATTTCAAAGTACGGAACTACATTCATATCATCACTCCCAGAAATAAAAGAAAAAATATCAAAAACGTGGAAAAAGAAAACAAAAAAGGAAATATTAGAAATACAAGAAAGAACAAGAAATACAAATCTTAAAAAATATGGGGTAGGATGTCCATTAGAGACGGAGTCTTCCAGGAGAAATCTTCTTAAAACTATAAACAGGGGTTCGTCACAACAAAAGGCGGTTTATGACATATTATGTAAAGTTTATCCGGAACACTCCGTTTTATATAACAAAGCTTTCTCTAATCTCTCCCTTGATATTTTAATTACATTCAATGATAAGACCATGATTAATGTAGAGTATGATTCGTGGTATTGGCATACACCTTATAGAGATAGAAAAAGGGACGAATTTTTGAAAAGGATGGGATATAAAATCTTAAGGATAAAATCCGGTAAACTAATCCCGGACAAGGATGTTTTAATAGATGCCATTGAAAAATTAAAGTCGTCCGATAAAAAATATTTTGCCATAAAATTAGATGATTGGAAAGATGAAGGATACAAAGATACAAATAAAAGAGGAGGTATGAGAAATGAGTTCATTCGTATTACTCGGTAAAAATAATAAATTTACTTTTATTTCAGATAGAATGGTCTCGGCCATATCTCCTTCTGGAAAAATAGTTGAGACAAATGAAAGAAGGGATAAAATTTTTCAAATAGATGGTCATACTTTTTTTTGTTCAGGAAATATTGACCTTGTTGAACACATTTTAGAATATATTTATGAATTCGGCATCTGTTATGAAAATCTTTATCAGGAAATCTCGAAAATAGTGGCCCTTCAACCGGTGGTTCATGACGATATATTCTCTATAGAATTTTTCTCTATAAGAACGAATTATGAAAAGGATAGATTTGAAATAACTCAAATTTCAGAGTATAATAATTTTTCTCCCGTCACTTTTTATTATGATTTCGGATTCTCGGATGTAATCTTATTTACCGGGGGATTTTTGTCTGAGTATGTGGCCGATAAGATAGAGTCTATTTATGCGGAAAATAACGATGCGAACATAGATTTTCAATCAATATATGATAAAATTTCCGGAGAAGTATCTGGAATAGGTTCTGAACTAGACATACTCTTCATAGAATCCGAACCCTATCAGATGCACACTGTTGTAGCCGACGCAATTGTAGGCCGCGTAATCGCGGGAAACACATTGAGTATTGAAAACGATTCAAATAACTTTCTTCTAAATGAAGCGGGGGCATTTTTAAATAATGCGTCTTTCGAAATAACTGCTAATGATGGAAAGAGTAAGCTGGACTTGAATGCCGAAGACGGAATAAGAATTCAGCAAAATCAAGGTGGTACATGGAGAGATACGTTCTATGTAGATAGCGCAGGTAATGTTAGATTCACGGGAGACCTTACAGGGTCTTCTGGGACATTCGATGGAACAATTTCTGCCAGCACTGGTTTTATTGGTGGTTGGACAATATCGAATGATGGACTATCCGACTCCTTTGGTAATTACATCAATAGCGATGGAGATATGAGAATAGGGAATCTGAGGGTATCCGGAACAACGGCTACATTTGATGGAACGATTTATGCTGATAAATTATCAGGACAAATTGATACTCCTCAAATTGCGACGAGCGCTGTCACCAATAACCTAATTGCTTCTGGACTCAGTGCGGCAAAGGTAACTACCGGTACAATGTCAGGAACTAGAATTTATGGTGGGACTATTGCTTGGCCTGGAGCCACTATGGGAAATAGTGCAACGGGATTCCCCGTAATATATGGAACATCTGGGGTTGCCATGGATGGCCCTGGTTCAAGAATGGAAGTAGGAAGCGGCTATGCTTATATGTACGCATCAACCTGTACAATAGAGGCGTCCGGTAGTCTCAGGCTGTATGGTACAAGTCTTAGGATGGATTCATATACAGGCAGTACAGCAAATGTACTTGTCGGGCCATTGTTTTCAAATAAAAGAATGAAATTTTATAAAGGAATATTCTGGGGATTTGATTATGTATAAAAAATTAGATGATAAATCTCACAAGGCGATTATCGAGGCCCTTACTCTTCTTGAGAACGTCGAAGTGAAAGGTCATAATAATTTATCCAATTTATTTAATGCAATGAGTGCCTTGAATTTTTCACTGCATAATATAAACAAAATTAATGGAGAAATTGTTGAAGAGGATAATTTAGAAAACGTAGAGAAAGAAGGAGAAGATAGTAATGGCGCAAACTAGTTATGACATACTTAACTCAATGTCTACTACAGAGTTTATAGCTGGAACAGAATTTACCTTCAGTTTTGAAATGTTTGAAAATGATGGTACTACTATCCTCGACATAAGTGGAGGGACGGTATCGGTAGTAGTATCGGAACTAGGTCAACCGGAAACAGCTATTATTACCCAAGCAGGAGTAATAGATGGAACGAATACATGGTACGCTATTTTGGCCTCTGCTGATACAGAGTCCCTTTCAGGAGTCTTTGTGATACAGCCCGTTCTTGTTGATGTAGCGGGGGATACTTTTAGGCCCGCTCAGGGACGACTAATTATTTTACCAGCAAACGGAGTATAAGGAGAAATTATTATGAGTGTAAGTGCTTATGCATCAAACAAAATCTTGGACAGAAACTTTGGAGGAACGTCTTTTACTGTTCCTACAACTTATTATATTGGACTTAGTACAACATCGCCCGCATTTGACGGAACAGGAGTTACCGAGCCTTCTGGAGGAGCCTATGCAAGAGTGGCAATGGTTAATAATAAAACGAATTGGAGCAATGCGACATTAGGCGTTTTA